AGAGTTGGGTCAGCTCTTCAACAAGCGTCTCTGCGGTGGCCATGGCCTGGGCAGATGGACAGACGATGCTGATCTGATAGACGCCGGTGTACTCGTAGGCGTCCCCGCCGAGATAGCGGCAGGTGGTGTTGGCTGGTAGCTGGAAGGCCCGCAGATAGGTTTCAGATGGATTCGGCGTAAATGGCTGATTCGAGTAGGCCACTCGTATTGGGCGCGCAGCCGACCATGCGGCCAGCTTCGTTTCGATGGCCTGACGGGCGCGTGCATGACTCATACCTGATTGTTCCTGATGGCCTCCTGCACGATCTGCTGGAAGCGAGCCACGGTTACCCGGACCATGCCGCCGGGAGCTTGGGTGGAATGACCGAACTCCAGCGGAATCGCGTAGGGCAAGTTGTTGATGATGTAGGCCATCTGGCCGGCGGTGAAGTCGCTCATTGCTGCTACCAGCGCCGCGGTAGTCTCGGCGCCGCTCGGGTCAACCTCGTCGAAGGTGACGCTCTCGACCACGCCGAGAGATATGTGCCAGTTCGCGCGGAACCGGCCGCCGACGTAGCCTTCGGGCGCCTTGATGTCCATGCCGTCGTTGAGCTTGCGGCCTTTCTTGAGCCTGCCGCCCTTGGTGAGGTTGGTCGGATCGCTGCGCAGCGCGCTGTTGTGGTCGTCGACGGCCTTATTGTACTGGGCTGCGACAGCGTTCTGCGCCCAGATCTCCGGGTTGCCCACTGGAGACATGCGGATCAGGCTGCTGCCGACCTCGATGATGATCTCGCGCACACTGGCGTCGATGGCTTCGCTTGTCTGCGCGGCAAACTCGGCAAGGCTCAGAGCGAAGCTGCCGGATTGACCAGCGCCTGCGCGGCTCATGCCCTCACCTGGAGCTCGTAAAGGATCGGTGTCCCGGCGGGATTCACCTCTTTCAACGGCGGCACAATTGACCAGGTGCGCCCCTGAATGATCACTTTGTTCAGCAGATCCGGAACCCACTCCAGCCCCTGAGCGGCGATCTTGAGCTTCTTATCGCCCTGCCGAATGAGACTGTTGTTTTGGAATTCCTGACCGGTGAAGTCGAGCAGGATGCCTTGGGCGGTCTGCTCGATCGTGGCGCCCGGTGAATCGCCACCGGTCTCAGGGTCGTACTCGCCCGGCTCAGTCTTGCTGATGGTCACGGGCTGGCCGAACTCTGTGATCATCTCCAGAGCCATCACGGCCATCTCATCGTAGAAGGCCATGGTGGCTCCAAGCGTTTTAGCCTGAATTCAGGCCGTCAGAATGTTTAATGAAGAGTTTTAGCTGGATCAGGCTCGCCGATCATTTCGGCGACGCCCTCCTTTAGAATCATCCGCAGATATTCTTGGACGCTCATATTCATAGATGCAGCTTGAATTTCGATCTCAAGCCATTGTTGATCAGTGAATTTCAAACGTAACTTTTCGTCTTCGATGCTCATGGTCGGCTACCTGACGGTGATCAGACCAATGTATCAGGCCCGAACAGCGAATAAACCACGCTTTTGTAGGTAGTCGGCAAACTGCGTCGCGCTCGGACGATCCGGCGCCGCCGGCAACAGTCGGCCGCTGGTGTTCGGGATCGTCGCGTATTCGCGAGTCACCGCCCCCTCGACACGCTCAAGCGTTACCGCGCCTTTGCGCTTCTCTATCGGGTCGACGTCGTCGGTGTGGATCTCGGCAGCCAGCGCCATTTGACCGTACTGGATTCGCGCCGGCAGGTAGTTGTCCGGCTTGATTTCGTAATCCAGCTCAACGCCGCGGCGCGGCCAGGACAGGGCCTGCTCGCTGCTGGACTTTCGCCCTTTCCACGTCATGCCGTCCATTGCCAGCGCGGCCCGGCGCAGCAGCGCTTCCTGTGCAGGCACATCTGCCGGGATGGTCACGCCGAACTTCACGGCGTACATGGCCAGATGTTCGGCAGATGCGTAGCTTTCGGCGTCAGGCTTGCCGGTACCGTCCTCAATGATGAGAGTCATGAATCAGCTCGCTGTTGTGTTCTTGATCGGGTGCCGCGTTGGCGGGCACCCGGATTATTAAGCCTGTTGCAGATCAGCAACTGCCTTTTCCAGCGATTCTACCGAAGCGTTCGCCCGGTACGTCACGTTGGCGGCGTCGAGCTGCGCTTTGAGGCCTGCGATTTTCTCGGCGTTTTCGTCAGGCTGATTCGCCGCCGCTTTCAGGCGCTCGATCTCGGCGTTCAGCGATTGAACTTCGCCCGCCAAATTATCACGCTCGCCCTCAAGGTTGACGACACCTTGGTGAATGGCCTTGAGTGCATCGAACAGGCGAATAGGCAGCTCGCCGGCGCCAGGGTGTTCCAGTTCGGACAGACCTTCAGCGGCGTCGATGAGCAACACGATGCCGTCACGTTCCGCATTCAACTTATCGATCAGTTCCTGCAGTGCAACGTGAACACCACTATCGGCGATCAGCAGCACCGGTTCCGGTTCAACCTGCCGCACCGTCACCTCCGGCACATCATCGGCCGCACCCTCGCGACTTTCAGTAATGTTCGCGTCGATGATGCGCAGGCCGTGTTCCTTTGCCAGCGCCTTCACGTCTTCCCGATACTGGTGAAACGGTCCGGACAGATACCAGATTTTGTTGCTCATGGTTGCATCTCCGCCAAGCCGGGCACACGTCCCGGCTTGGACATCACGGGGTTACTTGGAGGCGTCACCGATCAGAGCCACACCGGCGGTGTGCTTGATGCTGGTAGCGGTCTTGTCCCAGTTGGTACCGGTCGCCAACTCAGCGTCGGTTGGCGACTTGCCGCCGGTGGTGGTGTCCCAGGTGTAACCCTTCAGGCCCAAACCGAAGGTGTAATCGGTTTGGAGCGTGGTTTCGATGCGCTCCTTACCGTTGGTGGTCTGGACGTTGCTGATGATGTCGCGGCCGTCGTGGACCAGCGCAGCGCCTTGCACCAGGGACAGGATGATTTCCTTGTTCGGGGTGCCGGCCTGCATCAGCGCCGGGGCATCCGTCACAACGGAGATCTTGCCGAGGATGTCCACCACGCGAACGTTCCCCGCCTGGAACAGCTGCTGCTGGTTCGCCAGGTTCTGGCCGACCAACTTGTGGTAGCTGGTGCCCTGCATCACCTGAGTGACCAAGTTCTGGCTGGCGTCGCCGAACTTCGCATGCGCGTTGTTCAGGCCGGCGTAGGTGATGCCTGCGGTCGCCGATACATCGTTGACTGCGGCGGCTTGGGCGGTGATCGCTGCAACCAGTGCCGCGATCGCAGTGTTCAACTGGTCCTTCAGCAGGATTTCAGCGAATGCGCGGCTCGCGACTTCGATGCCTTGCGCGGTTGGGCGCTCCAGCCAGGTCATTTGCGATGGCTCATAGCGAATCGGGCCGAAGCCGCCGGCGACCTTCACCGAAGTGTTCTTCAGTTCGGTCAGGTCGGTAGCAGCAACGGCGGCGTTAGCGCTGTAGCGGTCTACGCGGCGCTGGGCAGCAGCAAGAGTCTGGAAAAACGACTCCTGGAGGAAGTCACCAGTGAAGCCGTCCGGGGACAGCACAATAGCGCCCCGGCTCGCAGCGTTGAACGCGGCGAGATATTGATCCAGCGTCTCGAGAGTCGCCGGCATGATGTATTCGTTGAAAACCTGCATTTGCGACAGGGACATGAGTTATTTCCTTACGATTGAGGGAGATCTGGGAACCGGCTTGCGATTGCAGCCGTGCGTTCCTCTTTGGTACCGCCGATTTTTCCTTTCAGGGCCCCGCCCCCACCACCTGCACCGCCGGCCCCGCCGCCAGATGCCTTGCTACCCGCGATCAACGGCGCGAACGCCGCGTCATTCGCGATTTCTGCTTTCAGCTCGTCCAGCGTTGCCGCCGAGAGCTTGCCCTGTGCGTCGAGGACGACCACAACAGGTTTCCCTTCGCGCTGCTCGACGCTCAGGCGGCGTTCGATGTGCGGCAACAGGACTTTTGCGCTGCCTTGCACTGCAAGTGCAGACGCAATATCAGTAGCGGTACGGCCGACAGTCAGATCCCGGATCTGCCCGCTCAGCGTTCCACGCTCCTGTTCCAGCATGCCGTTCAGCTCAGCTTCGCGGCGGGTAAACTTTTCAGTCCAGGAGCGTTCGAGCTCTTCGACGTTGCCGGACTTTCGAGCGGCTTCTTCACGCTCCAGGCGCGCGGCATCTTCAGCTTCGCGAGCCTTCTTCTCGGCGGCTTTCTTCTCGCCGAGCAGCTCATCAACCTTGGCCTTCAGGCCGGATACATCTTCTTGCTGCGGCAGACCTTCAATGCCGAGTACGAACTTGCCGTCCTTCTCGGTGTAAAGAGCGCGCACGGCCTCATCTACCCCTTCCAGGGTATCCAGTTGGAATTTCAGCATTGGTTGTCTCCCAGAGACGTAGATGCAGGCCCTGCCTGCGGGCATAAAAAAACCCCAGCATTGGCTGGGGTCCTTGATATAAAGAAGATCAGGTCTTCGGAATTATATAATTCTGGTCGGGGTCGTAATCTCCCACAGTCGTTTCAACAGTCAACCTATCTGTATTTGCCAAAAGCTCGACTCCGACGGATCTTCGGATCTCGTGTTGAAAATGATTTAAATCAAAAGTTTTCATTTCTTTATAAGAGATGCGTGTATTCAACTGTTTTTTATCGCTTTTCGACATCCAATATGTCGCATCGTCAAAGTCAAAGAATATATCTGTCACAAACGCCGGGTGCCTTGAAAGGCAAGTTACGTCTACTCGAATAGCCCCATACTCGGAGTAAACAACAACTTCAAGCTCTTCTTCATTTTCCTCTTCCTGCTTTCTGTACAGATAAAGAGTTGTTCCAACCGCAGCAAGCGCCCCAGCTCCAGAAACCCACCCACCCAATGCAGAGAACATGGGAATGAACACGTCCTTAAAGTCAACGCCATTCATTGTGGATCCCGTAGCCGCCCCCGCCCCGAACCCTATGACCGCTGTCGTAAGCGATAACACCAGGCAAATTACTGGCCAATAGCTCATTTCGGTTCCTTGTTGCCGCAACTCCAAAGGCGCCAACTTTACACGAGCTCACATCTTGCAGCTAACGTAGTCCAGCAAGATCGAACGCAAGAGGCTCAAGAGCCTTCATCTGCATGAGGGTCAGAGGTGAAAAGTTTCGATCAAGCTGCAGCTCGGCGAAGCGCTCGACGCTCAAACCGCCTTCCCGGAACAATTTCGCCCGAACCGGACCAATGGCCTTGTCCTGAAATGCAGCAGGCTGCCGCTTGAGCCAGTCGTAGTAGCTGAGGTCTGCCCTCACCTGTTGCGCACCGCTATCGCCGACGGATGCCCGCGTGGCCCCCTCAGCGAACAGCGCGCTGAAGCGCGTAACCGCCACCACTGTCGACCGACAGTTGATGTGGATCGGCGGCCTCGGTCCTTCGGTCAGCTTGAAGCGGCGCTTGTCGAGCGTCCGGCACTGGCTGGTCGTCTTCGAATCCAGCGTGCTGACCCATTCCACCGACGGCACGACATCGGAGTTCGCTTTCAGCGTCTCCATGCGCGCCTGGGTGGCGACGTGCTGCACTGCCGTTCGCACAATGGCGCCGGCGTTGCGGTTGGTCGTGGCCAGGATGCCGTCGTTGTACTTGAGCGCCTTGGTGCCGCGGATGTTCTTGATGATCTGGAAGTTGGTTTGGCCTTCGAAAAAGCCCTGCCGTATCGCGCCTGTGAGGCGTTGTCGCTCCGTGGCGGTGAAGCCATCAATGAACGACTTGAGTAGCTTCCCGCCGTCAGCGCCGCGCACACTGAGCGGGTTTGTGAGGATTGCCGCCCTGATTGCTGCAGCACCTGGCACCGCCGCGTCGAAGGTGATGCCTACCGGCGCAGCCCGGGTCAGGCTGGTTGCCTCAAACTCGGCCTCGTAGTTGGCGATATCGACCAAGTCTAGATTCAGCTTCTCGCTGTACCGGTCGAAGATGCCCAGCAGCAGGCTGTCTACCTCGCTCAGCAGCCGCTCCAGACGCGCAACGGTGTAATCCGTCAGGTCGGCCCGGGTCAGCCGCTCGCGAATCGAGCGGTCGACCTCTTTGAGGAACGGTGCGAACTTGGCCACCTCCCCCGACTTCAGTTGCTCAAGGAAGACGGCGTGCCGAATCGCGGCATCAAGGATCGCTTGGTTTGCCGCCATTTAGGTTTGCCTCGTCGTCGTCATCCAGATCCGGCCCGGTGCTTTGCGCTTCGAGTTCACCCCGAATTTCATCGTCCGTCTTCTCTGGGTTGATCACGCCTCGATCGCGCAGGTACTGCCAGAAGTCGCCTTCAGGCAGCTTTCCACCCTGCACTGCGTTAAACAGCGCTGCCAGGATCGTCGCGTCCAGAGTGATCTGGCTGAAGTCTTGGTTGAGTTTGTAGATCACTTCGCCGGATGCATTCACGAATTCAGCCATCCACGTCAGGCACTGGCTGTAGGCCTCGCTGACGTTACTGACCACCAGCGACAAAACACTGTGTTCTGCTGCGCTGTCGTTGTCGGCTTGGGTTGCGGTCTTCACCGCGCTACCACGCTCGATCAGACGGGCGCCGAGCGAAACCATGTCCTGTTTCTTGGATTCCATTGCCTCCTTGGCGACCGTGTTCGGCTGAGCCTGCCAAACCCCGCAGGTGCCATTTACTGGAAGCAGCCAAGGTGCGCGGGAGCCGAGGAATATCCCGTTCGTCTCCATGTGATCGCGCCACTGCTCATCGAGACCGGCCATCCACGGCTGAGGCTGGCCCACCAAGTAGGCAGCTTCTTCGTAGTCCGCACTGTTGCGATAATGGCCGATGTTCACCTCAGCCATGTCGTACAGCGGGGCGTCGTCGATGGTGGTGTCGTTGTTCTCGCTGCCCAGGAATTGGAACGGGATGACGCGCCATGGCTGGCCTGATCCGCTTAGTGGGGCAAACGGCGCGACGGTCATTTCCGTCTTGCTCGCCCCCTCCTCCCACACTTCCTGCGTGTAGACACCGGTAGCATCCAGACGCAGCACGCGATATTGCACAACCTGCTCACTGCCGAACCCGTCATCACTATCGACATCGACCTTTTCGCGCAGCACAACTAGGCTCAGCAGATGCTGACCGCCAACCTGGCGCGTCTTCCAGTTGATGATTGATTCAGCTGGGTAGCTTGCGACGTTTGCGCGGGCGCGACCGGCTTGCTCGTCTGCCTTACTCACGGTGCCGGGCTCAACAGCGGCATAGTCGACCAGCAGGCCGTGACGACCTACTTCGAGCAAGTGCCCGATAACCGATTGCGATTGCTGGTAAACACTGACGCCCTGCCCGTCGATGTCCTTTGTCACGTAGTTGAGCGCACCGGGAACAGTCAGCGTTGGCCAATTGCGGAATACTGCACCTACTAGACTGTGTTTCGTGCGGCCTGTGGCGTTGTAGAACACCGCGCGCTTCTTGTACGCGTCATAACGGTCGCGGTTGTCCTGGGACTTGTCCGAGGCATTCGGCCTTGGCAGATAGTAATCGCCGCCGGCCTTTACCGTTTCTGAGCCCTTGCAGACGTCGCGCACCAAGCGCCACCGGTACTGTGCCGCCTTGTACTCGGGGCGAGCAAAAGTGACGTCCGTCATCGGGCGACTCCCATTTTCATTGAGGTGACCGGTTTAACGATCGGGTACTCGCGGTGAATGAAGTAACCGCCGCCGTCGTTGGCGTGGTCGTTTCCCTGGCTCTTGTCCGGCTCGCCGTTGGGTGCCCAGATTTGCTGTTCTAATCCGTCGGCGTAGGTCGGACACGTAAACGGGTTGACCAGGTAGCGGCGCTCGCCCTGCGCGTTGCAGAACATGGCGTTCATGGCGTTGATTCGGTCCTTCACCGGAGGGTTGGCCGCCGGCGCGATGACCGTGAAGCCTGCCTGCTTGAGCATGGCGATATCGGTGAGGCTGGCATTAACGGACTTACGCGAATCGCCGGAGGCGTCCGGGTAGATCCGGATCTCGCAGGTCTTCTTGTAGTCGTTGCCGGTGTGCTCCCAGTACCGCTCTTTGATGCGACGAATCATGTCCGGCGTGTCGTAGCCATCCATCAACTCGTCAACGGCGCGCGGCAGGCCCTGATCACGTTTGACGTGGGTGATTGCCGCCATCTTGCCGACGTTGAAGTCCATGCCGATGAACAACGGCTCACCGGGCTGCACAGTGTCGAAGCACTGGTTCAGCTTGCGGTCGTAGGCGTGGTAGATCGATCCAGACGTCAGGTTGACGAACTGGCCGTTCAGGTACGCGCGGATCAATTGCTCGGGGTACGACTCCATCAGCGAGGCGATGTAGTCGTCAGGCAGGTTCAGCTCGTTGTCGAAGGTGCTGGCCTGGATCAGGCCATACATTTCCTTCAGCGCCGGCTTGTCGCGCAACTGCTTCACGAACTGGAGAAAGACGAACTTGAAGCCTTCCGGCGTTGTGGTCACGTCCACGCCGTTCTTCAGCCCGGGCATGTTGTACCGCATCCGGGCAATAATCTTACGCCAGGCCTGCTGCGCCTTGATCGACGTCAGCACGTCCAGCTCGTCGACCAGCGCGTGACCGATCTTGAAGCCGACGATGGTCTGCGGCTTCTCCATCGATCGGCAAATCACAGTGCCGCGATACTGCCGGCCGCTGTAAATGTGAACCTCATGGTTCGCCTGGTTGATCTTGGTCTTCAGCCCCCAGTCGTAGGCCACCTCCTCCATCGTGGGATAGAAGATGTCTCGAATCTGCGGGTAAGTCGGAGCGAAGTAGCCAGCGTTGACGCCCGGCCACTCCATGAAATGCTTGCTGAGCGCTGAACATCCGACCCAGGTCTTCCCAGAGCCGAAGCCAGCAACGAAAGCGCGAAACTTGTGGGGCAACAAGAGGAACTGCGACTGCGGAACGTTAAGGCTCGGCATTCGGCTTCCTCGCATCCACTACATCGACCTGGATGCGAGTCGGAATTGCCGGCTCGTCGTCAGGCTCTTCCTTTCGGTTGCGGTTGACGTACATGTCACCGGTTTCTTTCGCCGCCTGCTCCAAGATCTGCATGGCCAAGCCGATGTTCTTCATCGTCTCGGCCTTCTCCACGAAGCGGTTCATGGCGCGGAGGCGAAAGGCGCGGTTCGCAATCGGGATCTCAGCAGTCTCTTCACGGAAACGCTTGCGGGTGTCGTGAAACAGCGTCACCCACTTCTTTGCCAGATCTCTACCAGCACGCTTGGTCGGGTCTTGGGCTTCACACTGCTGGCGGGTGACCTCGATGCCGAATTCTTCTCGGACAGCAGCTGCAACCTGCGAAGGAGTGTCAAAGCACGCCAAGGCCTGAACCATGAAGCCTTTCACCTCATTGTTCAGGGCTGCCATAGGGTAGATTCCGTCTTAGGTCTGTCAGGGGTCAGGCCGATCTGAGCAGACAGGTTCCGCAGGCCCTCGATATGTTCAATTTCCCCACCTCAGCAGGATTGTTTGCAGCATCCACCAACGCTTGAACGTCAGGGCTTGCACCGTAGCGGCGGACCACGCCGACGAACTCTTCGACGTCGTGTCCACGAAGCCTCAGCTTGGGGGCGCCTTCTTCGGTGAAGGCTGGTTGACCGTACTTATCAGTCGCCTGGGCGATGTGGTAGAGCTCATGTTCGATGAGCGCGCAGAAGTCAGCGTCGCTGCAGGTCGAGCAGTAATCAGCGGCCAGGGTGATGATGAAGGCCGGCACCTCGCCGAACCAATCCCGCATCTGCTGTTCCATCCTGGCTTTCTGCCAACCACCAGCGCGGAACGCTACCTGTTCGGCCTGGCCCAGCACTGTGCGTCCTTGTTTCTCGAAGCTCGACGATGCCCACATAATCCGAATGTCTGCATCGAGTAGATGGGCATGGTCTTCGTTGTGAATGCTGCCGGTGCCAATAAGGATCTCGGCCTGAAGCCACTCCCACACTTCAGGGGCTGGAGTCAGGCGGATGCCTAAATCAGAAAGGTCGGAAGATTCGAGCAATATTGCTGGCGGTTCTGGCCTCAACATCGCGCAGCACTCCTTAACACACTCGACCTACCCTGCTATAACTTGCCCGCTAATCAAGCAGGCGCATTAGGCCGCTCTGTAATCTTTCTAGAGGGACGAGGGAATCATGGACTTCAGTTCAAAACCAGACTGTTTACTATTCGCTGCTCGAGCGCTGGCGTCGGCCCACTACTGCATCAAGAGTGGAAAATATGATGCAGCGTCGGTGCAAAACGCGAAGCGCGTGGCCGCTACTTGCGAGCCTGTAATCTCAAACAGTGGGATGGGCCTTGTCATTGACGACGGCATTTCCGGCGTCTCAACAGAAGTCATTTGGCCTTCAGGTGATAGAACACCACTTCCAAACGACGAACCTCGGTACTGGGCGGATAATTTTTCGCTGCTTAATTGGGACCGATCAGAGCTGAAGCGTGATCTCGGCAAAGCGCTTCAAATGCTGCAATAGCATCGAAGCAGCGGAGTTCTGTCGCTGATGTGCTGCACTCACCTGCGGCACACCTATCTGCCCAGACCGCAGCCGCTTTCTAAGCCTAGCAATATGCGTCTGCCCAAAGTTGTATTTAGTAGCTCGCCCCATTCTTGAGCCCGTACCAATGACAAGAAGCAAAACACCACCCCTCTCGAAACCAAAATTCCTGTTCGTAAGCTTGCTGGCAAATGCTGCACTGCTTGCGGCAATCATGCCCTTCGTAATTTACGGTTTGAATGTCGTAGAAGAGCGGGGGCAACTACGCAGCGATGTGAAAAACCTAACAGATGCACTCAGTGAGTCGAGAACGATCGCCAATGAACTCAGAGCCACGAACAAGGGGCTGACTGACTCTCTACGCGAAAGTCAAACTCATGTCGCAGTAATTGAGGCATTGCTAGACGACACGAGGAAACAGACTGCATCCGCTAACCATGCGGCTGAAAAATCAAAAGCCGAAGCTCAAATCTACAAAGACCTCACGGAAGCTGATAAGCGCTGCGAGCCTTACAAGAATGCTGTAGCTCATATGGAACGACAGCTAGCAATTTCCGACATAGACGTGTTCTCTCTTCGTGGAGAGCGGCGCCAAGAAGCGATCAAGAAGCTCGAAAACAGCAAAGATTCGTTAGATCGCTGTATGGGCGTTCGAGCCCCATTGTCAGGCCTCTAAAATGGTTAGCGCGACACAATTTGCTGATTCGCGAAACGTGTCGCGCCTTACTCCGCCTTGCGGCTCGGCAACTTGAAGTCAGTCACCCGATCCGCGATGTTGCGGATCTTCTCCACTCCCAGGAAGCCGACCCAGCCGCCGGCGAAAGTAGCCATGCTCTGTGGTAGGCCGAAGAAGTCCAGGCCGCTGATGATGGTAAGGGTCAGGCCACCGCAGATGGCACCTTCCACCAACATTTGGCGACGTGTACCGCCGCCATAAGTGATCCGCAAGACGGCCATGGCGCAGGACAGCGCAGCCGCATAGAGGATTGGCGAATGCTGGCTCAACCACGCAAGCGCTATCGCCCATGTGTCTGGTTTGTCTGGCATGTTTGGCATCTCGATTCCTCCCCTTCAGGGAGATAGGAATTTCGCAGGCGGTGTCCCGCGGATTTGATTCAGCTCCAACAACACTCCGTGCTCGGAGCAATGGGTATTGGAGCCGAAAACGAAAAAGCCCCTGCGGATGCAGAGGCCTGAATAACGGCCTATGTAGGCGACCCGGTAATGGGGTTAAAGGGTGCTCGATCTACTTGACTATAAATGATTGACAAACGAGTCTCGGACTTTGCCAAGACTGGAGAACCTAATGGAATGGAATTTGATCTGGACCACGGTAGCAGCGGTTGCTGCAGCATTATCAGCCATCACTGGCGCGGCCTCAGCTTATGCGGCCTTCAGAGCAATCAAGGAAAACAATTCCAATCATACAAAAGCTAATGAGGTGGCGGAAAAAGAGCGAAAAAATGAGCGCCTACTCGCCCATGCGATAACTACATTGGAAAGATCGTATAGCACCCTTGATGGAGGCAAACCCAGCTTAAACGTTCCACCCAAAAACCGAATCAATTGGCTAACTTCTGCACGACTCATACAAGAATACAAAAGTACGAAAGCCAGAATTCAAGACCCGTTTATTCTTCAAGAGTGCATAAGTCACGAAGCGTACTGGCGAAACAAGTTTTACGTTCGCATTGACCCGCTGAGCCTTGGCTTCCCGGACTATTTCAAACAAGGGGAAGGGGAAAATATTCAACTCACATCGGCCATCGTCGTAGCAGATTTTGCGATGTGGCCTGAAGGAAGGGAAGACACCATAGCTGAGCTCGAAGGCGCGCCAGAGGCAATTACTGGGCGGCCACTTCATCTGAAATGGTTCAACCTGCTCCAGATCGTGAAAAGCAGCAAATAATACACAATAAAAAACCCGGCAGTAGCCGGGTTTTTTATCTTCGAGAAAATTGCCGTAGGCAAAACTCTAACATTGACGAAATAGTGCCCTCAGCCGTGCGGGAAGTCAAGCGGCCTCTTTCATTTTATAAATCACACCGCCAATTGGGCTTAGTGCACGTGCATCGATGTCGTAACAAGCATCAAAGCAAAGCTGCACGAAGGGCTCCCAATCACGCCCCCAAGCTGCGGACGGCAGCTCGACGTCGTACTCCCCTTTCATCCAGGCTCGGAATAACTCAGGCTTTATCAGCGGATCGGCATTGGCCGATTGTCCGCCTTGGTGCATGTAGCGGTAACGACGAAACACGCCCTTGACAACGTATTCAGCCCGCTCCCGCTTGCTGGCGGTCATGCGTGCTGCTCGCGAACATGCAAGATTGAAAACCGCAGCTTCGGCCTCCTCCCGATCATCATCTGTCGGCTCAGCCGCATACATAGCATTGCCGAAAGCCCGCAGTTGAAAGTGAAGCCGTGCGATAGCCGACTGAATGTGGCCGGATAGCACCGCGTGCATCGCAGGGTTCGCCGTTGGGCCTCGCTCGGTGCTCTGCACCACTACACCCAATTCGGCAGCGTCAGAAGTCTGGCCAGGGGCCGGGTTGTAGTTGCAGTCGTGCCAAGCTTGGCGTGCGGAGTGGATTTTCATGCTGCCGTCCTCTTCAGTTCCCTTGTTTTCGCCCTATATTCGGCCTTGATATTTTTGATTACTTCGACGGAGTGCTTGCAGGCCGGGTGCGGCCCTTCCAGCCAATCGACCTTTTCCGGGCCGATCAGCTGCAGGAGCGAAAGCCGGTAATTCACCAGGTTGCCGGACAGATGCGTGTTGCACGGCGCGCACTGCTTCCACACGTTGAGCGGTTCGAATCGCAGTTCGGGGTTAGCTCCCACAGAGCGGTAGTGCCCAGCGTGGTATTGGCCTTCGTGGTGGCGACCACAGCTCACGCAAGGGCGATCGGAATCACGCAGGCGGACCCACTCGTTGAATGCAGCTTGGGCCTCGCGCATGTGCTCCGCCCTGCTCTTCAGCTTCTCCTTACGGACTTTGATCTCGCGGCGCTCGCACTGGTCGATTGCCTTGCGAGCTTTCTCTTGATGACGCGGGGCATCAATTGCTGCACACGCCGGACTGCATACGGCCTGCCCCATCCGCGACGGGACGAATGAGGCCCTGCAGGCATCGACGCGACATTTCTTCGGTTTCGGCTGCTTCCTTGCGATCGTCATGCAGCCTCCTGACTCAGAAGATCATCGAAGTACACGCCCTGCTGTGCGAAGCGCGCGACGATCCGGTCTGTGTAGGCCACGCCCTGGGCGCGATTGAACAGACTGGTCACCGGGAAGCCGTCCGGGCCGAACAGATGGCAGCCGCCCATCATGGCCAGCTTCGTCTCATACGGAAGGTGGCGCATGACGCGGTACCACTCAGCCTGAAACCCAGCATCCTCGTTCAGCAGGATCTGCACTCCGACGTGCAACTTGCAGTACCGGCGAGCATCAGCCTCGTCGCCGATCTGGGTAATCTCTGCGATGCGTTTGTACATCGCGAACCACAGCCGGTTTTGGTCGAGCGTGCGGTCCTTTCCCGGGCGCAGCGATACGACGACGAACTTCTTGTCGCGGTACATGGCGCTAAGCTTCGTGATGGCCTCGGAGAGTTTCGCCTGACAGTTCACTGAGATTTTGTCA